GTTTCATTCCATTCTCTGATGAAGAGCAGGGGTATGTAGATGCAGTAGGAAACTGTGAGACCTTTGAAGAGGTAGAAAAGATTGCTCTTGAGATCTACAACTATATGAAAGAAGTATATGAGGATCAGAAAGAAGAGGAAGTAGAAGGTACTGAGTCATCATTTGAAATGCCTTCACCTCAAGGTCATCCAGAACTAGGTGATGATTCACAAGATGCAGATTCAGATGAGGAACCAATCGATGCTGACTGTGATGATGGTACCGAGTCAGAGGGTAGTGATGTAACAGATGATTATCAGGAGAAGCAAGCAGGAGAAGAAGCAGGTGATCCATTCCAAGCATTAACTGATAAAGCATTCACTGATAAGGTTAAGGAGTATGTAGATCACGGTGGTTTTGAAGTTGAGTATGTACAGGTTGGTAAGGTTGATCCTAAGAAGTTAGTTATCTCTTGGAAAGAAATCCTTAAAGTATCTGAGGAGAGATACAATCTTGAGCGACCAACAAATGAGCACGAAGAGTATAGATACAATTACGAACAGTCAGATATACTAAGATCTGAAGAAGAGTACAGAGAGTTCTTCAAACAATCACAGAAGGAGGTCAACTACCTTGTCAAAGAATTTGAGTGCAGGAAATCAGCTTCGGCGTATGCTCGTGCTACTGTTAATCGTACTGGGGTTCTCGATACAACGAAGCTTCATACTTACAGATACAACGAGGATATTTTCAAGAAGGTAACATCAATTCCTGATGGTAAGAACCACGGTATGATCTTTCTTCTTGACTGGTCTGGTTCAATGAGCAACTGCTTATTTGATACAGTCAAGCAGGTTTTACAACTTACTTGGTTCTGTCAGAAGGTACAGATCCCTTATAGGGTATACGCTTTCACCAATAGTGCTTATGGTTTCCCTAATTACTATGAACCAACTGAGGATAAGTTCAAAGAGGTAGAAGGACACATCTCTTTCAACAAGGGGTTTGGTCTCCTAGAGATGCTTAACTCAGATGCAAGTAGGAAGGAACAGGATCGTCTTGCACTGTCACTCTGGAGAAATGCAGGTTGCAATAGCTATGCACAGAAGCATTGGAATCGTATATACAATATGGGATGCCCACCAATCTTATCTCTATCTGGTACACCATTGATTGAAGCAGTTGCTGCTATGCAATCAATCATCCCTCAGTTCGAGAAGGAGACTGGTGCTGAGAAAGTTTCTCTAACTATTCTTACTGATGGTGAGTCTTGTGCACCTTCATATGCTTGCCGTCGTGATCATCTATACAGTAAGTATGGAGATCTAATTGGTGATGAACCAAAACTATGGGTTAATTCATTCAATGGTCGTTGCCAGTTACGTGATCGTAAGACTGGAAGACTATATCCTAGACAGGATCATCCAACTCAACAGTTGAATATATTCCTTGATCATCTTAAGGATTCAATGCCTCACGTTAGCATACTAGGATTCAGACTAGTAGCACCAAGGGATGTTAAGCAGTACTTCCGTCTAACTCAGTTTATGGAGTATCACAAGGATCACTATGAGGAAGCAGTTAAGAAGTTCAGAAAGAACAAGTTCTATGAGTGTAAGGATTCACCCTATGACAGACTGTACATTATGCCCACATCAAATTTAACTGAGGAGAATACCTTAGATGATCTAAAGGAAGATGCTACTAAGTCACAGATAGGTTCAGCATTCAAGAAGATGTTTAAGAACAAAGCGAACAATAAAAAGATGCTTACATCCTTTGCTGAGACAATCGGATAAGTGTCCACTAAGGGGTCACACGACCCCTTTTTTACTTTATACTATATTCATACACAAGAAAACAAATGCCTCTTCAACAAAAAATCACCCACGATCAACTAACTTCATACCTTGAAGGTCGTTCTGAATTTACATCTTCTGATGTTAATGCTGCTGCATCACACTTTGGTGTTGCACCACAAAGTTTTGTTAGGAGACTTGAGAAACTTCCTAACGTAAGTAAGGTACAAAAAGGTCTTTGGTCTTTAACTGTAGAGGAAGCACGTGAGGTATTCGAGAAGCAGGTAACAGATCCTAAAGCATCATTGGTTCCTGTTAAGGATGATTCATATGTTCCGTTTGGAAACTTTAACTCTATTAAGAAGATTATCAAGTCAAAAGTTTTCTACCCAACCTATATTCAAGGACTCTCAGGTAACGGTAAAACATTTGGTGTGGAGCAAGCTTGCTCTCAGCTAAATAGAGAGTTGATTCGCGTTAACATTACAATTGAAACCGACGAAGATGACCTTATTGGTGGGTTCCGTCTTAATAACGGCAGCACTGTATGGCATAATGGTCCAGTTATCGAGGCACTGGAAAGGGGAGCTATCCTACTTCTAGATGAGATTGACCTCGCTTCTAACAAGATCCTTTGCTTACAATCTGTACTAGAGGGTAAGGGAGTCTTCTTGAAAAAGATCGGTAAGTATGTGAAACCAGCACCTGGCTTCAATGTGATTGCTACTGCAAACACAAAGGGTAAGGGTTCAGACGATGGACGATTCATAGGAACTAACGTTCTCAATGAAGCGTTCCTTGAGAGATTTGCGATCACTTTGGAGCAAGAATATCCAACACCAGTCACAGAAGTAAAAATTCTGAACAAGCAATGTGCTGACTCAGACTTCTGTGCACGTCTTGCTGACTGGGCACAAATCATTCGTAAGACCTTCGCTGATGGAGGTATCGATGAGGTAATCTCTACACGTCGTTTAGTTCACATAGTTAAAGCATATTCTATCTTTGGTTCCAAGGAAGATGCTATCCAGTACTCTATCAATCGTTTCGATGATGAGACTAAGCAAGCGTTCCTAGAATTGTATGATAAGATTGATGCTGACTTCAATAAGGATGACTTGACTGATCAACAGTCCTGATGTACAATTAATTCAAATGGATCTTCCTATCGACGACAAAGAACTGACAACAGTAATCGCCGCCCTGAAATTGGGTGGCGATACTGCTCTTCACAACAAACTAAAACTCGTAAAGGAACTCCGAGATCTCGGACAACCTTACAAGAAGATCCTTAGAGAACAGTATGGTTACGTAGTATGAGAAAGTACAGCGAGGATGAGATCCTCAGAGAGATCGATGATTACATTGGACAAACCTACAGAGGTCATTACTCTGTAGGAAATGTACAGACACTCGATCTCATTGATTCAGTAGGTGACGCAGAAGCATTCTGTAGGAGCAATGTTCTTAAGTATGCTTCACGTTACGATCGTAAGGGTAATGCCAGAAAGGACATCATTAAGATCATCCACTATGGTATGTTACTATTACATTTCAACGACAAGCGTGATGCAGCAAACAAGCGTAACGCTGAAAACTCTACAGCATTTGCTGTAGATTATGACAAATGATCACCCTTATTCCACATTATGTCCCTTGTCAAACTCAGTAAAAAGACTCAGAACCTCCTTAAGAACTTTGCCACGATCAACAAGTCGATTGTTATTGATCCTGGTAACAGCATCAGGACACTATCTGTCAACAAGAACATCTTTGCTTCTGCTATTGTCAGCGAAGACTTCCCTCAAGAAATTGCCATTTATGACCTCGGTAATTTCCTATCTACTCTCTCACTCTTTGAGAGTCCAATCTTCGATTTCAGCAACCCGACGGAGCTTGTCACAACAGACGAAACCTCTAACGCAATCGGAACGTTCAAGTATTCTGACCCTTCTATGATTCAGCAGGTACCTGATAAGGGTATCCAAATGCCAGATGTGGATGTAGAGTTTAGTCTTAAGACAGATACGTTACAGGATCTTATTAGAGCAGCAAGTGTCTATCAGGTTCCTGATCTATGTTTGTATAATAAGGGTGAAGAAATTAGGTTACAGGTATGTGATAAGAAGAATAAATCAAGCAATACTTATTCAGTACCTGTTGGTAAGAACACAAGTGATACTGATTTTTGCTACTGCTTTAAGGTTGAGAATCTCAAGATTCTACCAGGTGATTATGCAGTTAGGGTTGCCAAGAATAAGGTTAGTCATTTTGTATCACAAGCAAACAATGTAGAGTACTACATTGCTCTTGAACCAGATCTAAAATGAAAACAAGTTTTATTTCCCTCAAGCAAGATCTATTCAGGTTACCTTGTCTAATTGCACACGTACCTGAGTGGAAGGATGTGAAGAGGGATTTCTTGTCTACTGTTAACTGGCAAGATCCTGATTGTCAACTTGATCATTGTTACAGTGATTACTTCAGGTACTTCTGTAAGGGTGAGCAACCACCTTATCATATGGATCTGATGAAGATCCTTGAAGGACCATTAGACTTCTTTGCTAATGAGAATCCTGGTGCCACTGTAATGAGTTCTTGGTGTCAGAGGTATGGTGCTAATCAGATGCACCCTGTACATACTCACGGTGTGTTAGGATACTCAGCAGTGTTCTATGCACAGTTGGGACAAGCACATAAACCTACGTGTTTCTTTGCACCGTTCCCAGATCCTTGGACTGGTTTCATTGATGAGACTATTCCAAAATGTGAAGAGGGTGATATTATCTTCTTCCCATCACAAGTTATGCATCAGTCGTTGCCACACGCTGCTGCAGAGGATAGAATTATATTCTCATTTAATATTATGCAATCCCCTGAGTCAATCTATGTCTGATTTCCTATGGTGTGAACAGTACCGTCCTCGTAGTATTGGGGATTGTATACTGCCTGATAATATCAAGAATCTTCTACGTAAGTTTGTGGAGCAGAAGAAGATACCAAATTTATTACTGTCAGGTCCACCAGGTATAGGTAAGACAACAGTAGCAAAAGCATTGTGTGAAGAAATAGGAGCTGAGTATTATGTTATTAATGGTTCGGATGAAGGACGGTTTTTGGACACAGTTAGAAATCAAGCCAAAAACTTTGCATCAACTGTTTCCCTTATGGGTGGACCCAAGGTCATCATCATTGATGAGGCAGATAACACGACGAATGATGTACAGCTCTTACTTAGGGCATCTATTGAGGAGTTCTCGTCGAACTGTAGGTTCATATTCACGTGCAACTACAAGAATAAGATCATCGAACCACTCCACTCACGTTGTTCGGTTATAGATTTTAGTATCAATGGAAAGGATAAGCAGATACTAGCAGCACATTTCTTCAAGAGAATACAGAGCATACTCGTAGAACAGAAGGTGGAATCAGATCCCAAAGTTCTAGTAGCACTGGTTCAAAAGTATTTCCCTGACTTCAGACGTACTCTTAATGAGTTGCAAAGGTATGCTTCTATTGGTAAGATTGATACAGGTGTCCTTGCTGCTATAAGTGATGTCAAATTAAATGATTTGATGTCATTCCTTAAGAACAAAGAGTTTACCAATATGAAGAAATGGGTTGTTCAGAACCTAGATAATGAACCCACTCAGATTATGAGGAAGATTTATGATTCTCTATATACCCACCTCCAACCATCTACAATTCCTGAAGCAGTTCTTGTTATTGGTGAGTACCAATACAAAGCCGCATTCGTAGCAGATCAAGAGGTTAATCTTGTTGCTTGTATGACAGAACTTATGATGAGGTGCCAATTCAAATGACCATTGACAATGACGTAAAGATCACAATCAATCTTACTGATCTTGTTAACATCAGATGTGATGTTTTAGATTTAGATACTGATGATCTAGATGACTATGATAGAGAACGAATTGTCAATCAATTAAGGACAACCCTAACTTGGGATACTCTTTATTATATGATTGATAATTGTCTTCTAGAGGAAGTTGGTAGAGCAGAAAATCATTATGGTGAAATTGCTAATGATGCTTGGTTGAATGAGATTGAAAGGAATAAGAAACAGTTTGAGATGGTTGATCTAGTATCTCCTTCTTGGACTATTCAAGTACCTAGGAGGAAATCTAAATGAACTATGATTTTAGCAATTCACTGACAGATATACGATCAGTTGTACATCTGATTGGTATGCACGGTCCTAATCTTAAAGGTCTTGAACTAGGTGTAGATCGTGCACAGAGTCATTGTACATTGTTACAAGCTTGTCCTAATATTAATATGCTAGTTGGTATTGATAACTGGCAACCTTATACAGATTATTTGAGAGAAGATAATAGACCTGACTCTCCTTCCAACTCTACTAGTCCAGCAGAGATGGAGATCTTTGAGTTTATGGCACATCATCACGTTAGATTCTCTGGTCAAGAACATCGTTCTAATCTTATCAAAGCAAACGTAGAAGATATGGTAGATCAGTTTTCTGATCTAGAGTTTGATTTTATTTTTATGGATGCTTGGTTATCTTATGAACAAGCACTGAAAGAATTGAATGATTGGTATCCAAAAGTTAAGATTGGTGGGTTGTTTATTGGTCACGATTATAAGTGTGAACCTATTCAAGCAGCAGTGGAAAGATTCAGACACGATAATAAAATTGATAATCATATGAGTGTATATGATTCAGCATTTGTATGGAAGAAATGAAGAAGCACCCTATCTTTCCTATAGAACTTTATACATTTGAGAGTAGTCCTGAGTTAGTACAGGAGACTCTTGATGCTTTGGATCCTATTGAGAGAGGGATGTTTAACTTACCCAATAATGTACAAACTACACAGGGTAACTTACATCTTCTACCAGAGTTTAAAAATACATTTGATTTTATACACGACTGTTTAGATCAGGTTCATAAGGATCAACAGTTTGAGATGTGGGGTAAGTTTGAGGTTAGTCTTGCGTGGGGTGTTGTATCACCCCCTAACAGCGGTGGATGCCATCAACCACATAGACATCCTATGTCTTATTACAGTGGCACGTACTGCCTCTCAGAGGGGTATCCTACACTCTTTCAAGATCCTGTGATTCAAAGATCATATAATCAATTAGAGATAGTCTCAGCAGTCTATGAGAATGCTGTAGAGTCTCCTGTATATTCACCTGGTACCTTAGTAATATGGCCAAGTTGGTTAGTACATTTTACTGCACCACACTTTGCTGATTTCCCACGTGCAAATATATCATTTAATGCGTTTCCAACTGGTGCTATTAATCAAGGACCATATGGTCAGAATATGATTAACGTTCAACTAGTTAAGGATGATATTGTTAAAGGTCGTATGTCTGGTCCTGATACTGGATGGCACCTTGATAAGGAGATGATGAAAGATGATTGAAGTTATTGATGATCAGTTTGAGTATATGGATGTATGGAATCTGTATCAATATTTTGAGAACTATGATAAGTGGGAGAAACTAGGTGATGCTTTTGGTAATAAGGTACCTAGTCTTGGTAGAGTATTTGATAAGGAGTATGGTGAGTTTGAACCTATAGCAAACGAATGGTTAATGCGTATTGGTAGACCAACTGTACGTAGGTGCTTATACAATGCGTTCACGTATGAGGACTGTCCTAAACCACATACAGATTCACATAGTCCACACGGTATCACGTATATGATCTATTGTAATCCTGACTGGCACGCTGGACTGGGTGGTGAAACAATATTTCTAGAAGATGGAGAAATTGTTAAGAGTGTTGTACCTAAGTTCGGAAGGATGGTAAAATTTACTAGTGAACTCTGGCACGGTGCACGTCCACCTTTGAAGGATGCACCTATGAGATACAGTTTGGTTTACCAGACTCATCCACCTGAACCAGAACGATTAAGGGATCTAGCCTAATGTACCTCGGCAACAAGAGCAGGAGATTGAAAACACCACTAAGATATCCTGGAGGTAAGTCCAGAGCAGCGAAGTATCTTGTTGGTCAGTTTCCTACAGACATCAAGGAGTATCGTGAACCTTTCTTAGGTGGTGGTTCTGTTGCAATACAATTTACAAAAGAAAACCCAGACATACCTGTGTGGGTCAATGATAAGTATTTTTATCTGTTTAACTTTTGGAGACAACTACAAGAGAATCCAGAAGAGTTGACTGAATTACTTAAAGATTTAAAAGATAATAATAATACACCTGAGACGGCAAGAGTCCTATTCAATAATTGTAAGGAACGGATCAAAGATGGCACCTATGAGATACATCAAGCAGCATACTTTTATGTTCTTAACAAGTGTTCCTTCTCAGGACTAGGAGAGAACTCATCGTTCTCACCACAAGCATCTGATTCAAACTTCTCTATGAAAGGTATCAATAGACTACCAGCTTTCAGTGAGATCATTAAGAACTGGAAGATAACAAATCAAGATTATACTACACTCCTTAAAGATACTGAGGATGCCTTTGTCTTTATGGATCCACCATATGATATCAAGTCATTCCTCTATGGAGAGAAGGGTGGTACAATGCATAGGAACTTCACACACGATACCTTTGCATTAGATTGTTCTACATCTGGTAAGAAGTGGATGATCACATATAATTCTAGTGATGCTATAAAAAAATTATTTGAAAATTATAATGTGACAGAGTGGGATCTGACCTATACTATGAGATCAACAGGTTCTTATAATATAGACCAGTCCGAACGTAAGGAATTGCTAATAACAAATTACACTAACTCCACCCTACTAGATCTTTTCGATGAGCCAGCAGTACAAACTATCTGATTATCTCAACAGTATAAACTGGAGCAAAGAAGATCTCCAAGAACGTGATGGTGAGTGGATGAAGAACTATCCACCATACATTGTTAACAAGTGTTTAGATGGTTTTATCGATACAGTTTTGTATGCAAATGAGATGAATAGAATGCATCATTTGAGTAAAGATATGCAATATTCATTTTATCTAAATAGTCTCAGAAAGAAGCGTCGTTACTCACCCTGGCTAAAGAAGGACAAGGCTAGAGACCTTGATGTAATCAAGCAATACTATGGTTACAATAACGATAAAGCACAGGATGCCTTACGAATTCTGACTAAAGATCAGATTGAATTGATCAAATCAAAACTGAATACTGGAGGAGTGAGATGAGTGAAGAGCAAGACGTGTCTTGGTCTGTAGATATGATGGTCGAGGTTTCCTTAAGGCAACCTGACGACTTTCTCAAGGTCAGAGAGACGCTTACTAGGATAGGTGTAGCTTCTAGGAAAGAAAAGAAGTTATTCCAGTCCTGCCATATCCTTCACAAGAAGGGCAAGTATTACATAGTTCATTTCAAAGAGTTGTTTGCGTTAGATGGTAAGCACGCTAACCTAACATCAAATGATATTGAACGTCGCAACAGAATTACAAAACTACTATCCGATTGGGGACTCGTTGACATAGTTCACGACAACCTATTAGGAGAACTAGCACCATTAAATCAGATCAAGGTTATATCATACAAAGATAAGAGTGAATGGTCACTTGAATCTAAGTACAATATCGGTAAGAAGAAGCAACCTTCTGAAGACTGATATATAGTATAGCCCTAGAAAACTGAATATGCCAGAGGAAGAAGTACATCCTGAAGAGGATAAGAAGAAGAAAGGTGCTTTAGGTAAACTAAAGGATGCTTTACTACCAGATCCTGATGAACAAGCTGCTATCTTTAGTACATTTGTACGCCTTGGCGTGTTGGTTTGGAGTGGTGGGATACTCACATTAAATTACGTTGCCATCCCAGGTATACCACAACAAAAGATCGACCCGACTTTCATAGCCAGTGTTTTCACGGGTGTTTTAGCTAGCTTTGGGATTCAAACTGCATCTAAAAAAGGTGATGGAACTATGAAAATGGATCCTAGTAAGCAACAACCAGGTAATGTAGGAAAGAATGGTGGACCTACACAGACTATTGTGATAGAACAAGCACCACTTAGAATTATTGCTG